CAGCTGGCGCAACGTTCCGCCTTCCAAAAATTACAGTACGACCAGTCGTAACGCAGCAGCCAACAGGCGAAAACACAACGCTTGACCCTTCGACCGTAACCGTGTCAAATACCGACGTTTCTAAACTCACATTCGGTACATACGTCACCATGTCAGAGCAAGATCTCGATTGGACAGATCCGGCCAGCCTCAATATCGTATTAGAGCAACTTGCTATCGCCTATGGACAGGCCACGGATAATTACGCCATTGACAACTGCCACGCCGCAATCGTTCAAACAGCATCAGTAGCCGACACCGCCGTAGGTGCAGATTGGGTAGCAGCCGTTTACGACGGTGCGCGCCAAATCTCCGAAAGCTCGAACTACTTGCCTAGCCACATGTTCGTAACCCCTGCCAGTTGGGCGGCTCTTTCAAGCAGCGTAGACGATCAAAACCGTCCGGTATTTCCATACACGGGCGCACCTAACCTCATGGGACAAAACGCAGCAGGCAACGCAGCAGCGAACACATGGAACGGCAACCCGCTAGGCCTTGTACTCGTCGTAGACAAGAACGCACCCGGCTCGTTCATGGGACACGCAGCAGGCCCTGCAGCTGGCTACCACTACTTCGAGCAGCCAAAGGGCGCAATTAGTATTGACGTGCCTTCAAGCCTTAGCCGTACAATCGCTTTCCGCGGTTATGCAGCCGGCTCAATGCGCGACGCTACAAAATTCGTCAAGTTCGTTTAGCCCGAAAGGCGGTTAGCCGCCAATGGCTATTTACACAGTCACACATAAAACGCTAATAACTAATTACGCGTCTTTACAGTTACTTGAGCAACACGACATAGACCCCGGCGATGTAGTCACCGTCGCCGGGGTAAATGCCACATTTAACGGATCACGCACCGTATACGCAACACCCGAATATCTGTTTACGGGCGTTAGCGACGAAGGCGATTTAGAGTACGACTACAACCAAATAATCCCGTACCAAATCATTTACGCACTAACCGCCGACAACGTAGAACGCAGCGCGTCTACCGGCACCGTCACCAATGATCTTGTAGCTTGTACTTGGATCACCGCTACCGATATTGAGGACTGGCTAGGCATCGGCACCGCAACCGCCGGCGATGCCGCATTTCTTACCGTATGCGCTAGCGCGGCTAACGAATTTTGTTTTACCCGCCGCAAAATTGCCGGGTATCAGGATTTACTAGCAACGGTACCCAACGGGGCCGTAAAACTTGGGACAGTACAATACGGCGGCGCGCTATACCGCCAGCGCGGCGGGCTACAAGATATGGCTACTTTTGACGGCTACGGCGTCGCCAGCACCAACGGCCTTAATGGCACGATTAAACAACTATTGGGTATTGACCGCCCAACGCTCGCCTAATGCCCGTAGTCGCCTTTACAGACCTGTTTAACGAGTGCCTAGACGACCTAGCGGCAAAACTTGCCACTATCTCGGGCTTGCAAGTAGTGACCGACCCGCGCAACCTTGTCCCGCCTTGCGTCTTTATCGACGCCCCAACATTTCAGGCCTACAACGGCAACATAGTTAAAATGAGCTTCCCGGTGCGGTGCATCACACTAGGCCCCGGCAACTTAGACGCCCAACGGTCGTTAATGAATTTGGCGGCCAAAGTCTTAAACGCTTCTGTAGGTGTCACCGATGGACGCCCAACTATGGCTATTATCGGCGGGGTAGAGCTACCCGCCTATGATCTAAACATAAACATTCAAGCGCAAACCAGTTAGGCACAAAATGTACGTAATTCTTTCAGAACGCATAGGCACCGTAGGTGGTAAATACACACCGACCGAAGGCGCAAACATTGACGCTTTAATAGCTGGCGGCTTCATTGGCCAAAGTTCCACCACTAAAGCCGCTAAATCTGCTAAAACAGAGACAGACACCGACACAGAAACCGAAACAAAGGATTAACCCCTATGGCTACTAGCACACTTTTAAGCAACCCACACGTACTAATTAACGCGGTCGATTTATCCGACCAATGCACCGCAGCTAATTTTTCTATCGACTACGCGCAGCTTACCGCTACAGCTTTTGGCGATGTAGATAACAAGTACACAAAAGGGCTAGGCGACCACTCGCTTACTTTGTCTTTTTATGGATCGTTCGCAGCTACCGAAACTTGGGCAACACTTAGCGCCTTAGTAGGCACCACATTTACGGTTATCGTTTCGCCTGAAAAGCCAACAACACCGGGCACCTATTCGGCCACCAATCCGGGTATGACGCTTACGGGTACCTTCCTCGCTTCGCTACCTGTGGCGTTTTCGCTTGGAGAGCTTAATACTATGGACGTGGTTTGTACCGGCGGCGTCTACACTCTCGACGTATCCTAATCTAAACACCTAAACAAAGGCCCGACATGAATATAACAATTCGAGTAACCCGCAACGACGGCGTATACGAAGTACACACAAACCTAATGGTAGTGGTGCTATGGGAACGCAAATACAAAATGCGCGCCAGCGATTTAGCAAGCGGCGTAGCAATGGAACACCTAGCGTACATGGCATACGAAGCTAGTAAAATGGCTAATATCGTGGTACCGGTTTCATTCGACCAATTCATTAAAGAGTGCGCCGCGCTGGAAGTTGTAGATAGTGAAAACCCAAACCCTACAGAGTCGGCAGCTACCGCCGACAACTAGCCGAACTACTGGTAGCGGTGCATTATTGGCCACCGTCAATAGATTTCGACGCAGCCGATTTAGCAACCGTAGTAGATGTTCTAAACACACAAGCCCGGGAACGAGAACGCGCTAATGCCCGTCGCCGCTAGCGCCCAAGTATTCGGAATACAGCAAACTTTGGCCGAACTAAACAAATTTGACCCTAAATTTAGACGCCAAATCACTACAGATATTCAGGCTGGCGCGGGCCGTATGGTCGTACAGTCGGCGCGGTCAATGATCCCAACCGATTACCCACTATCGGGTATGGCTCGAGGCTCAATGATTAAAGGCCGTAACGAAACTATCTACAGGATTAAAAACGTTACAGCCGGTGTAAAAACCGTTGTAGGTAAACGCGCCAGCCGTGAACGTACCGTAACGTTTAACCGCCCACTAATTATGGACGGCCGACGCATAAACAACGCCTACACACAAACCATAGATTTTAAGGCTCGCCCCTATGCGCTGCTGGTCGCTCAACAGACAGACGCCGCCGCCGCTTTATGGGATCACGCCGGTATCCGTGAAGGCTCGCAATTTGTGACAAACCTTATAACCGAAGGCGAAGGCCCTAATGCTCAAGCGTCCCGGTCACTTACCCCGGGCGTTGTAGCCGTTATGCCAGCCGTACAAAGCGAACTATCCAAAATAATCGACCGGGTATCTGTCAAAATGAACAAAGCCCTACAGATTGAATACAAATAATGGCACTATCTATACCCATTCTCTCGAGCCTAGATACTAAGGGTTTCGATAAGGCCGCCCGTGAATTTAAGGCGCTTGACACAAATTCGGCCCGCGCGGGTTTTGCGCTTAAAAAAGCGTTCCTACCAGCTGCCGCCGCGCTAGGTGCGCTAGGCGTTGCCGCTTTTGGTGCGGCTAAATTAGCCAGCGACTTTAACGAGGAAGCAAGCAAAAGCGAGGTAATTTTTGGCGATGCGTCTACCGCCATTATGGAATTTTCCAAAACGGCCGCAACGTCGTTAGGGCAATCACAAACCGAAGCGTTAAAAGCCGCCGGAACATTCGGCGTACTTGGTACCGCAGCTGGCCTAACCGGTACCGATCTAGGCAACATGGCCGTTAAATTTACGACCCTTGCCACCGACCTAGCCTCATTTAACAACACAAGCCCCGAAGATGCCGTACTAGCTTTAGGCGCTGGCCTTCGCGGCGAGGCAGAGCCGTTACGCCGTTTCGGCATTTTGCTAGACGACGCCGCGCTACGCACAAAGGCTTTAGAGCTAGGGCTAGTCAAATCAACTAAAGACGCTTTAGATCCACAAACTAAAAGCCTTGCCGCGCAGGCCATTATTCTCGAGCAGACAACGCTACAGCAAGGCGACTTTGCCCGTACAGCAGACGGCGCAGCTAACAAGCAACGCATTTTAACCGCCCAAATTAAAGACGCTAAAACCAACATAGGTAAAGGGTTTTTACCCGTTATGGCTATTGCCGTGGGTTTGCTATCTAAGTTTGCAGA